CCCGTTTGAAGGGCGTTGCAATTCCCGACCTTCGTATCGCCGCCTCACGGACGAAGAGTGGGATGGCGGGTTCCCTGGCCCAAGAGCGAAAGTTTTGCAACGCGAGCGCGGGGACATGCTCGCCGGACTGGGGCCTTGCTTGATCAGACAGCTGAGAAACGTGAAGACAATGATCAAGAAGGAGAAAGGCAGCACATGTGGCGCCACGGTCCTTATGGACAGTTTTAAGAACAGCGACATTTCGGTGGACCGCTCGGCAGGTGATTATGAGGCTGAGGGGCTTGGCCCGTCCTTGCCTGCTAAAGCCAACGCCAGAAACATCATTGTCCTGAACGACCGCTGCCACATCATGCTGGGGCCACACATGCGGCCCCTTACGAAGGTGACCCACCACCTGCTGCACGCGAAGGCGCCGTTGTTCTATTGCGCTGGGGCCTCCCCTGGAGACCTCAACGCATATTTCAACGGCTTCGGACTAGATCAGTGCCCTGGACCTGATTCCATGTCCGTGCCGTCACGGCACGTGTTGGATGGTGATGCCAGCATCACCGCTTCATGGCGTGCCCGCCAACCGGCGGGCGGGAAGTGCTTCGTCAACGTGGATTTTTCCATGTTTGACTCAACACATAATAAATATTCCATGAAGCTCGTACGCCAGTGGATTGTGCAGCTCGGCTTTCCAACAACGCGCGAGCACGTCAATCACGATGAACGATGGCCCGTTTTGGAGGACGCGCTGCGCACTGCACTTGATGCACCAGTCGGGTTTACATCTACTGGCACACATTTCAAGGCGAACATATCCAACTCATCCGGAAGGGACGACACAGCTTTGTTGAACATTGTGGTAAATGTCGTCTCCCAGCTTTATGCATGGGTGGCTGCACGCATAGGCGGGGATCGCGTGGCCACCACCAAAGAGGTCGACACAACGAGCGACGCAGCCATTCGCGCTTTCCTTTGCGACTTCCAGCTGGCTGCTCTTGGCGATGACTCCATCACCGCCGTGCCCAAATCGTGGGCCGCCTCCGCCCCGCTCGTCGTGCAGGCACTGGCCAAGTTGGGCTTGGAGGCGAAAATGGACGTCCAACACAAGTTGGAGGGGTGCGTGTTTTTGGGGCAGCGGATCTACCCAACAGACCGGGGTGTCCGCCTCGGGCCAACAATCGGAAGGAAGATCTTCAAACAGCAATTCACCCTGCGGCCCCCCCCCAACGTCCGTGATTGGTTGCACAGTACCAGTACAGCAGTCATCAATGCTTATCCGTTTTTGCCAGTCGTGCGAGCCCTTGCAGCTCATGGGCTACGGCACACGGCATACTGTGCAGGGGCGTTGCCGCCAGCGCGACATTGCGGCGACCTGGGCCCCTGGGACATTGCGCGCTCCAAGGCCGGAGAGATTGCTCAGACCGTGCCAGAAACATGGGAGATGCTCCAAGACTGTACGGATTTGGCAAACCCGATTGGGACGAGGCCGAGGAGCTGCTCGTGTCGGTGCGCACGATGCGTGCCGAGGTCCGGCATCCGTTGCTGGACCGCGTGTTGGAGGCCGACGCGGCCTGAGCAGCCATCAACGCTGATGAGCCGAGGGACAGAAAGAAGGTAGACACTCAAATTCCACAACCTTTTCCGCAAATCCCTCTGGCTGCAAACCACACGCAACGCAGAGCTACAACCCAACACGCAATGTCCACGGTAGTCACTGTTCGAGAAAAACGGGGAGGACGTGGTGGCCAACGTGGCCGAAACCAGCCCCCCAGCAAACCGAAAGGTGCACCAAACAAACCGAAGAAACCATCAAAAAGAGCCAAGAGCCAACACAAGCCAATCTCGCACCAAGTGAATGCCCGCACCGCGAAGCATTACAACATGACGTCGCACCGCAGTCGTGTGGAGCG